ATGCCCCCCTCTCCCCGAGTGAGCGTGTAGCGCACGACGCTGCGTGACGGGCGCGGTGGGCACCCCATTAGCGCACTGACCACGTCCCGTCTGGTGGTGGATAGTTATGCATCGCCCTTGTGACGTGTGTGGTGAGGTGTACGAGGCGAAACGTTCCTCGTCGAAGTACTGCTCAGGTCGTTGCCGGGTCCGTGCCGCTCGCGGGTCGGTTACCGAGCACCGTGCCGAAGTTGGGCCGACTTTGGTGCAGTTGCCGACCGAAACAGACGAGATCGGCCCAGTTGAGGCCGTTACTCTGCGGCATCTGCGTGACGTTGAGCGGGATCAGACGGTGCTGGGGCAGGCCTCGCTGGCACTGGCCAGGCGGCTGGATTATGGACGTGACACAGGCGCCGGCATGGCTTCGCTGGCGAAGCAGCTCGAGGCGTCGCTGAAGGCGGCTACGGCGGATGTGAAGTCTGCGGCGTCGCCGCTGGATCAGGCTCGCGACCAGCTGGCTGAGCGTAGGGCGATTCGCGGTGCTTGATCCCGCGTTCAAGTGGGTGCCGGACTATCAGGAGTCGTTCGGGGATCTAGCCGCCGATGTCGGCGCCCAACTTGGCATGCCGATGGATGACGAGCAGCGGATGATTCTGGATGCGATCTTCGCTGAGGATCAGCCTGGGAAGCCGGCGTGTTTCTCGGTGGCGGTGGTTGCACCCAGGCAGAACCTGAAGACGGCAACGCTCGAGATTGCCGCTTTGACGGATGTGTTTGTGCTGGGCGAACCGCTGCATGCGTGGACGGCGCACCTGTTCGACACTGCGCAGAAGACATTCGAGCACATGTGCCAGTTGATCGAGGGTAACGACGACTTTCGCAAGCGGTGCAGGAAGCCGCGGACAGCGAACGGCGACGAGGCGATCGAGCTCCTATCCGGTGAGCGGATCGAGTTCCACGCCCGATCCAAGGGTGGAGGCCGAGGTATCTCGGGCGACAAGATCACCTGGGATGAGGCACTGTTCCTGACTCCCGGCCAGACCGGCGCGCTGATGCCGATCCTTGCGACCCGCAAGGGCGCTCAGGTCCGCTATGGATCTTCGGCCGGATTCGCCGACTCCGATGTACTGCGGCGGATCCGTGACCGCGGGCGCGCGGGCGGGTCGAAGCGCTCGGCGTACTTCGAGTGGTGCGCTCCGCGGGTGGAGTGCCAGGACCCGACCTGTTCGCACATGTGGGGCGAGGTTGAGGGATGTGTCGCCGACCGGGTGGATCTGCTGCGGCTAGCGAACCCCGCCTACGGCCGGCGCATCACTGCGGAGCGGATGCAGGACTTCCGTGAGGAGATGCCTGCGGAGGAGTTCATCCGCGAGTTCCTTGGATGGTGGGATGAACCGGGGTCTGCTGATGCCGCGTTCGGAATCGGCAGGTGGGACGCCTGTTACGGGGACCCTCCGAGCGGCGTGAGCTTGGGTGCCATCGGATTCGCGGCCACGATGGACATGACGCACGGCGCTATCACGGCGGCTGCGTTCGACGGGGACGTTGTGCATGTAAAGCCGCTGCAGCATGGCCCAGGGATCGGCTGGATGGTTCAGCGGGCGAAGGCTCTGCAGGATCAGCATCAGGTCGATGTCATCGTCGACAACCGGGGACCGGCGGCTGCGCTGATCCCCCACCTCGAGGGTGCCGGCGTCCAGGTCAAGTCTGTCGACACCAAGTGGGTGCTCGACTCTTGCGCGACGATGCTCGACTTGGTTCGCGAACGGAAGTTGCGCCACTCCAGATACCCCGAACTGGAGACAGCGGTCTCTGGTGCGGTGAAGCGGATCGTCGGCGATCGGTGGGCGTGGGGTCGGAAGGTGTCCACCTCGGACATCTCAACCCTCGAGGCCGCCACGCTCGCTGCTCATGCGGTCTATTTGCCCGCTGCCAACTATGACGTGCTGGAGTCCGTACTTTGACAGGAGGTCTGATGCTCACCACGTTCCTCGACCTCCTTGGTGTCGCCTGTATCGCCACGTTCGCGTTCTTCGTCTGGCCGCCGGCATGCCTGGCTGTGATCGGTCTGGCTGCTTTGGCCGTCTCTAGGAAGGCGAGCAGATGAGCCTGTTCTTCCGCAAGACCGAGCAGCGTTCGGTGACGTCGGTCCCGTGGAACGTCGGCGGCCCGCTGCGGTCGACCGTCAACCAGGAACGCGCTCTCGCGTTGGGGCCGGTGTTCGCCGCTCTGCGGCACATCACCGACTTCGGTTCGACGCTCCCGCTGAAGGGTTACCGCAGGCTCGGCGAGACCCGCGAACCCATGAGCGGTCTGCCGAAGTTGTTCGCGGATCTGGAGGCTCAGGGGGCTTTGGTCCCGTGGCTGTCGCAGTGCTTCGCGAGCCTCGCCGCCCGCGGAAACGCGGTGGGGATGATCGCGGCGACGGACGGGTTCGCGTTCCCCACGAACATCGTGTGGGTCTCGATGGACCGCGTGTTCGTGGACGACTCGACAGGCGCGGCTCGGTGGTACATCGACGGCCGTCCGGTGTCGCGCCTCGACCTCGTCCACATCCCGTGGATCACCATCCCTGGTCGGACGCTGGGGTTGTCGCCGATCGAGTACTACGCCTCCACGATCAACGCCGGTCTTGACGCTCAGGGCTACGGCGCTGACTGGTTCAAGAATGGCGGTGTCCCGCCGGGGACGTTCAAGAACACCGCGAAGACGATCGGCGCCGAGGCCGCAGACACGATCTCGGATCGCCTGGTGTCGGCGATCAGGCGCCGCCGTCCCTTGGTGCACGGCTCCGACTGGGAGTTCACCCCGATCACCGTCACCCCGGAGCAGGCGCAGTTCATCGACACCCAGAAGCTGACCGCGAACCAGATCGCGGCGATCTACGGCCTGTCGCCTGAGGAGATCGGCGGCGAGCCGGCGAACGACTCGCTGGCGTACTCCACGGAGGAGACCCGCCAGATCCGCCGGCTGGCGAACATGCGCCCCTACCTGACGAGGTTCGAGCGGGCCGCGGCGTCGTGGCTGCCGAACCGGCAGTACGTCAGGTTCAACGGTGACGCGATCGTCCGCGCCGACCTGAAGACCCGCTTCGAGGTGTACAAGATCCAGCGCGAGTTGGGCTGGCCCACCAACGAGCAGCGGGCACTGGAGGATCTTCCCCCCATCGAGGGTGGGGACAGCACGGCCCCGCTGCAGATTACGCAGCAATCACCAGACGCCCAGCGTCGACTGTCAGTCATCCCATATCCGGAGGCTCAGAATGAGTGAGTTCGAGCGTCGCTACACGGCTGGCAAGGTCGAGCTGCGCGCACGCAACGAGAAGGCCACGATTGGTGGCTACGCGGCGAAGTTCAACCGTGCGTCCCAGAATCTCGGCGGGTTCATCGAGGTGATCAACCCGTCGTTCTTCAATAAGTCCCGCGGTGACGGGTGGCCGGATGTGCTGGCCCGCTACAACCACGACGACAATATGCTGCTCGGCACCACTGGTGCGGGCACGCTGCGGCTCGACGTGGATGAGCAGGGCCTGTTCTACGAGGTCGACCCGCCGAAGTCCCGCTCCGACATCGTCGAACTCGTGGAGCGCGGCGACGTACAGAAGTCGTCGTTCGCGTTCCAGATGTTCGAGGACGACTGGGGCATGTCCGACCAGGGCTTCCCGCAGCGCACCCTCGTCACGGGCGCACTCCACGACGTGGCCCCGGTGAACAAGCCCGCATACCTCGACACCTCGGCCGGTCTGCGGTCGCTGGCGAACAGGTTCGACGCTCCCCTCGAGGAGGTCCGCAGCCTCGCCCAGCGCGACGAGCTGCGGAAGTTCTTCAAGGTCACCACCGGCCCGGAGGTCCCGCAGAAGCGGTCGGCCGCCGCTGCGCTGGCGATGGTGAAGGCCATCAAGGTCTGACCCCGAGACACCCGACAACCCGGCAGGGCGCCACCCACCGGGGAGTTCGGCATGCAACACCCCCCGTTTGTGCGGCAGGGCGACACCCACCGCGCGCCATTCCATCTAGCCCTAGGAAGGGGCAGCAATGTCCGATGCAGTGAAGAAGCTGCTCGAGCGGCGCGCGAATCTGGTCAACCAGATGCGGGAAGTCGCTGAGCGCGCGGTCGACGAGAACCGCGACATGTCGGCTGACGAGAACCGGCAGTTCACCGAGATGAACGCCGAGGTCGACGCTCTGCAGGAGCGGGCCGACGCGATGCTCGCCGGCGAGAAGCGCGCCAAGGAGATCGAGGACTCGTTCGCGTCCCTTTCGGGGAAGCCGCAGGAGCGGCAGACCCCGGAGCAGGGCAAGGGCGAGGCCGAGCTTCGCTCGTTCCTCCGGGGCGAGTCGGGCCGGTTCTTCGATGTCCCGGTCGAACACCGCGACGTTCTCAAGTCCGGTTCCGGCGCGAACGTCGTACCGACGTCGATGGACTCCCAGCTGTGGGAGTACATGATCGAGGAGTCCTCGATCCTCGGCGCGGGTGTGACGATCCTCCGCACCACCTCCGGTGAGGCGATGGACATCCCGAAGGCGACGGTCCACTCGACCTCCGCGTCCGCCACTGAAGGTTCCGCGATCACCGAGTCGGACCCGACGTTCGCGAAGACCTCGCTGACCGTCGCGAAGGCCGGCTACGTGGTGCAGGTGTCGCGGGAGATGGTCGACGACTCCGGTGTCGACCTGCTCGGCTACCTGTCGCGCGCCGCTGGCCGCGAGCTCGGCAACGCCGTCGGCTCCAACGCCGTGTCCGTCCTGCTGACCGGTACGTCGTCGGCGGTGACCGGCCCGACTGGTGCGTCCGGTGGCTTCGGCACCCAGTCGACCGCGGGTTCCGGTTTCGACAAGGTCATCGACCTGTTCTACTCGATCATCGAGCCGTACCGGCGCCGTTCCTCGTGTGGCTGGGTCATGGCCGACCCGACCGCCGCGGTGGTGCGGAAGATCAAGACCAGCGACGGCTACTACATCTGGCAGCCGTCGGTGATCCAGGGTCAGCCGGACACGATCCTGAACAAGCCGGTGTACATCGACACCAACGTCCCCGATGTCGCTCTGTCGGCTGAGTCGGTCGTCTTCGGCGACCTGTCCTCGCTCTACGTGCGGATCGCGGGCGGGTTCCGGTTCGAGCGCAGCGACGACTTCGCCTTCGGTTCCGACCTCGTGACGTTCCGGGCGCTCGTGCGTCACGGCGCGGCGCACGTCGACCCGAACGCGACCAAGTCGTTCGTTGGCGCCGGCACCTGATCCAGCAACACCGAGTGTGGCGCGGAGGCTTCGGTCTCCGCGCCATGCGCGAGAAGGAGGATCGATGAAGGTCAAGATGCTTCAGGGGATCGTCGGCCGCGTCGACGGCCACTGGTCGCCGAACGCCGGGGACGTGCTCGAGGTGTCCGACCCGGCTGGCGCTTCACTGTGCGACAAGGGGTTCGCCGAGCCTGTTGTCGAGGACGACACCGAGAAGGCTGTCGCCCCCGAGGGTGAGAAGCGGACCACCCGCGCCCGCAAGACCACCAAGGAGGGCTGATCATGGCTCTCGGGTATGCGTCCGGTCTGCGTAACGCGCAACTGGACGCGATCACCACGTTCGCCGGCAACTCGGGGAAGCTGCGGATCTACAGCGGTACCCGTCCTGCGACGGGCGGCACCGCGACAACCCTGCTCGCGGAGCTGACCTGCAACGCCACGTTCGCCCCCGCTGCTTCGGGTGGCGTGCTGACGCTGAACGCGATCACCCAGGACGCTTCTGCTGACGCGACCGGCACCGCGACGTGGTTCCGGCTGGTGAAGTCCGACGGCACCACGCATGTGCTGGACGGCGACGTCGGCACGTCGGGTTCGGACCTGAACCTGAACAGCACCAGCATCACTTCCGGCGCGACGGTTTCCGTTACGTCGTTCACCATCACCGCCGGCAACGCCTGATCGCCGGAGGAGTTCGGTGAACCATGACCGCTCCGACGTTCACCAACCTCACGGCGAACGGTGCGTCTAGCGCCACATCGTTCAACACGGCATCGGTCTCGCCGACCGGGAACCGACTGATCCTGGTTTCGATCCACGCCTACATCAACACCGGCTCAGTGCAGCCGTCGGCGCCGACGGTGACCGGGAATGGGATCACCTACACGCTGATCGGGTCGGGGCAGGACGTCGACAACGTAGGCACCGACCGGGCGACGATGTGGATCTACCGGGGTATGGCGGCGTCACCGTCTACAGGTGCGATCTCGATCAGCTTCGGCGCGACTACGATGACCCGCTGTTTCTGGTCTGTCGACCAGTCGGATGCGAACGTAGACACATCGGGAACGAATGGGTCGGGTGCGATCGTCACCGATCCGCCGGTCGGTGTCACGGTGGCCGCCGCAACGGGCACCAGCAACATCACTTACTCCCCGGCGATGACCTCTGGGAACTCGGCGTTCGCGGCGATTGCCCACCAGTCGAACGAGCAAGTCACGCCTCGAGCTTCGTGGACCGAGCTGGCCGACACGTTCCCGGTGACGCTCGGCAACATCGAGACCCAGTACTTCGCCGGCACCGACACCGCCGCATCCGGCACGTGGACCACGTCGGCCCGCGGTGCCGGTATCGCGCTGGAGATCAAGGCCGCGGCCTCTGGAACCACTGGGACAGTCGCCGTCACCCAGTCCGCGAACACGGCGTCAGCGTCGGGCATCCTCGGCTACACCGGGACCGTAGCTGCCACCCAGGCGAACCAGACCGCGAGTGCGTCGGGGCAACTCGGCTACACGGGAACCGCGGGGGTCACGCAGGCGGCCAATACGTCCTCTGCGTCTGGGACCGTTACTTCATCTGGCTTCACTGGTTCGGTCGCCGCTACACAGGCTTCGCAGACGTCGAATGCGTCGGGTGTCCTCGGGTACAGCGGAACCGCTGTCATCGTCCAGGCGGGCAACACAGCGGCAGCCAGCGGCATCCTCGGCTACGCCGGGACTTTCGCTCGCGCGCAGGCGAACCAGACCGCCACAGCGTCCGGTGGCGTGGCCAACCCGATCACTGGCACAGCTGTCATCACCCAGGCGGCACAGGTCAGCACCGCATCAGGCTCGACGCAGCCGCTGGTCACGTTCGGCACCGCCTCCGCGGGGATCGGTGCCAGACCTACCGCACAGGGCGCGACGGGTGCGGCGCCTATCGCTGTCGCTGCCACTGCGGGTATGGCGTCCGCATCAGCCAGGACCGTGACCGTTCCCACCGCGACAGGAGGATAGATGCCGTACGACATCGGCGATTCCATCTCGATCGCGTGGGATGTTAAGGACTCCACCGGGGCACTGACGAACGCCACCACGGTGACGCTGACGGTGACGAAACCGGACGGCACCACCGAAACCCCCAGTGTCACCAACCCGCCCGCTTCGACGGGCCAGTACCGCGTCACCTACGTCCCCGCGACCGCAGGCAGGTATGCGTGGCGGGCCGTCACCACGACCCCGAACACCGCCTACCAGGACGTGTTCGAGGTCCGCGAAACGATCTCGCCGTCGCTGATTTCATTGGCTGACGCGAAGGCGCACCTGAACATCACGACCACCACATCCGACGACGAGCTCCGCGAGTACCTCGAGGCGGCGACGGAGATCGTCGAGTCCTATGTGGGGCCGATCGTGACCCGCACCCATACCGCAAGGGTTGATGGGTACCGCAGCGCGATCCCGCTGCCGCATACCCAGGTGACTGGGGTTACCGCGGTCACGCTGGTCTCCGACGGCTCCAGTCCCATCACGCTGTCGGATCTGGCGGTCGACACCGATACCGGGGTGATCTCCTACAAGGCCGGCGGGGTATTCCCGTACGGAAAGCTGGACGTCACCTACACGGTGGGCCGCTCGTTCGTGAAGGCCAACTGGACGCTTGCGGCGAAGATCATCGTTAAGCACAACTGGGAGACCCAGTTGGGGAATCTGCCCAGCATCCAGGGCGATGGCTCCGGCTATGTGGTGACCGGTGCTGGGTATCTCGTGCCATACCGGGCGATCTCGCTGCTGCAGCCCGATGACGTACCGGTCGGTTTCGCGTGAGCACCAAGGTCGACGCGGTATGCCTCGCGCTCACCGCGCTGTGGACGTCTGCGCTGACTGACGTGCAGGTTGCGGATGGACCACAGGCGAACAGTGATTCAGGGAATGACTGGCTTTTCGTCGGCGCCAACGGAGACGCCCCTGACGAGTCAACCGAAGCGGCTGCTGTTGATCAGTCGTGGATGGCGTTCGCGAAGACCATGCAGGAAACGGGCCAGGTCACCTGCGCTGTCGTGTCCCGCAGCGGCGACACCGGCATCCCGGCACTTCGCGCCCGCGCCTACGCGATCCTCGCGACCGCCGAGACGGCTCTACGGGCCGACCCGTTGCTGGGTGGCGTGGTGATGCAGTCCTACGTGTCGGCGCACCAGTACATACCGGCCCAGACGACACAGGGCGCCAAAGCCCGCGTCGTGTTCACGGTCACATACCAGGCCCAACTCTGATTCGGGAGAACGAATGGCAACCCTGACAACCCAGTCGATCACCCGTGCGGGGGTGACGCCCACCTTCACGGCGGTGGCCGGCGGCGGCGATGCCTGCGAGTGCGGTGACGACATCTTCCTCGAGTTCCTCAACACGAACGCTGCGACCTACACCGTGAACCTCGCCATCCCATCGAGCGCTTCGACCTACGCGAACGTCACCTACACCAACGTGTCGGTGACGATCCCGGCGACGACCGGCGACAAGGTGATCGGCCCGATCTCGTCGCTGTTCAAGGACCCGACCACGGGTCTCTGCACGATCACCTACACCGGAACCACGACCAACGGAACCGTTGGCTGCTTCAAGCTGCAGGCGCCGTGATGAACACGTACAAGGCGACCTCCCCTGCTGCTGTTGCGGCATTCGCTGACGGCGTGTTCGAGCGCGACTTCACCGCGACCGAGGAGAGGGACTGGCTCGCCTCCGGTCTCCTCGAACTCGTCCCCCGTACCTACAAGGTGCTGTCCAACAACTTCAACGCCGCGGAGCAGGGCGAGACCTTCGAGGGCTCGTTCCCCGTCGAGCTCGAGGCGGCGCTCATCCAAGGCGGCCACATCGAGCGGGTCGACAAGCCAGCAGCCAAGGCTGCGGAGAAGAAGGAGAAGTAGCCGTGGCCCTGTTCACTATGACCGATTGCTACATCAGCATCAACGGCGTCACACTGTCCGACCACGCCAAGAGCGTGACCTGCGAGGACACCCGCGATCAGGTCGACTTCACCGCGTTCGGTGCCACCAGCAAGGTCTACGGCAAGGGCCTGGGTGACGCGAAGATCACCGTGGAGTTCTACCAGGACTTCGCCGCGTCGAAGACCCACGCGACCCTGCAGCCGCTGATCTCGTCGACCACGCCGTTCACGGTCGAGGTGCGCCCCACCAGTGCGGCACGGTCGTCGACGAACCCGGCGATCCTCATGACCGCGCTGCTGTTCAGCTACAGCGGTCTAGCCGGCAGCATCGGTGACGCCTCCACGATGACGGCCGAGTTCACGAACGCGAGCCAGACCGGCGTGACCTACCCGACGAGCTAGTGCCCAGCATCGAGATCCAGGGCGGCGACCAGTTCGCACGGCTCGCCGCCAGGATCCGCAAGGCCGAGGGTGAACTGCCGCACGAACTCATCGAGGCGCTCGAGCGTGCGGCACCACCCTTGAAGCGGGCCGCGAAGGAATCGGCGGCGGCGAACCTGCCCCACCGTGGCGGGCTCGCCGGGATCGTCGCGTCGTCAGGTATGTCGACGCAGCGCCGAGCCGGCGGGATCCGGATCGTTGCCAGAGGCATCAAGCAGCTGAAGCTGACGAACTCCGGCAGGGTCAGGCACTCGGTGTACGGGAACCCGTTCACCTGGGTGACTCAGGCGATCCCGAAGGCCCGGAACTGGTTCGACAAGCCGATGCAGGACGGTGCGCCCAGGGTGCGCCGGGAGCTCGACAAGGCGCTCGACAAGATCGCCCGCAAGATCGCATAGACCAGCGGCCCCGTTTCCCTGACCGGGCGGGGTCGCTGCTCAATCCACGGTCAGGTAGGTCAGGAGAAGTCATGGCAGTCGTCAAGATGAAGGTCACCTACCAGGATGGGCGTGAGGCAGATGTCATTGCGTCGCCTCGCGCGCAGGTGATGACAGAGGAGCGTCTCGCGGGAATGCCCGATCGGAGGATCCTGGGCCACTTCTACCTGGCATGGGCGTCCCTTCACAGGGCGGGCAAGGAGTCTGCCGATTTCGAGACCTTCCTTGATCAGGTCGCAGACGCTGAAGTCATCGAGCCCGACGAGGATGACGAGCCGGACCCTACCCAGCCGGCTCAACCCGGCGATATCTCGTCCGTCTGAGCCTCCTCACCCAGATCCCGTACGCGGTTCTCGTAGACGAGGACTGGGAGACCCTGCTCACCTATCAAGACGTTCTCGATGAGCTAGACGGGAAAGAGAAGCCCGTTGATGGTTACCAGGCTCTCCTTCAACAGGCGCAGAAGTTCGGAGGGTGACCGTGGCTGATTCAAGGCTCGCCTTCGACATCATCGCAAAGGATGACGCTTCGCGCGTCTTCGACAAGGTTGCCCGTAGCGCCGACAAGACCGCCGCTTCGCTGGAGAAGACCGGCAAGGTCAGCGACAACGTCACGAAGTCGTCGGATCGTTTGACGAAGGCGCGCAATGCCGAGACGAACGCCCTGGACAAGGTGCAGATCGCCGAAGCGAAGCTGGCTGAGGTCCGCAACAACAACAAGTCGAAGACGTCACAGATCCTCGCCGCAGAGAAGGCGCTCGCGAAGGCTCGACGCGATGCAGCCGCCGCGGGGAATGTCGCACAGAAGGCGGCGAAAGAACTCGGCGACGCCCTCGAGAACGAAGGCGAGAAGTCGGGAAAGCGGCTCGGCGGGTCGCTGAAGAAGTGGTTCACCGGCGACGGCAAGAGCGTGTTCAAGTCGATCGGCGAGGACGGCGGCACCGTCTTCGGGTCCGGGATCGCGGGCGCATTGAAGACCCCGGTACTCGGGCCCGCACTGATCGCGGGCGTCGCCGGTGCGGTGGCTGTCGCGGCCCCGGTGGCCGGTTCGATCGCCGCGGCCGGGATCGTCGCCGGCTTCGGCGCTGGTCTCGGTGCGCTGGGGATCGTGTTCGCCGCGAAGAGCGTTGCAGTGAAGAACGCGTGGAACCGGACGCTGTCGTCGATGGCAGCCGACATGAAGGTTCTGTCGAAGCCGTTCGAGGCGACCCTGATCTCGATGTCTGCGGTGGCGAAGCGGACCTTTGCGGCGTTCAAGCCCCAACTCGACACCGCGTTCAAAACCCTGGCCCCCAGCTTCACCGCGTTCGGTGACCAGCTCGGACGCGCGTTCGAGCGGCTCGCGCCGGCTCTCGGTCCTTTGTCCGATGCAGCCGCCGCGACCCTGAAGTCTTTGGGCGGCGCGCTACCCGACATCATTGGCGACCTGTCGAACCGGCTGATCGAGCTGTCGAACAGTGTGAGCAGGAACCCTGACGGGCTGAAGGATCTCGCGTCCGCGATCGGCTCAGTCACGGGCGGAACACTGAAGACCATCAAGGTCCTGAACGATCTTGATGCGCTACTCAAGAAGATCCCCGGTGGATTCGAGATTTTCACCGGGCTGCCTGGCAAGCTCTCCCCGGTCAAGGGCAGCTTCGACGCGCTCTTCAACTCAATCTCGAAGGTAGACGACTTGCTCGCCGGGTCGACGGTGAACAGTAAGCAGCTCGCGGATGTGCTCAATCAGTCGGGGGCGGCGGCCTCCGCCTTCGGCCGGAAAGCGGCGGGCAGCCTGGATCAGGTGGCCACCTCCGCGGGAAGGTCTGCTCATGAGACCCACGCCGCAAATGTCGCCGCACACTTGCTGGCTACGGCGTTCGACCGCCAGGCTGCTGCCACGCAGCGGTCGATCGACGCGCTGAACCGCCGGTCGAGCCTGCTGCTGTCGCTGTCAGGTGCTGAGATCGACTACCAGCAGGCCGTTGATGACGCCACTGCGGCCGTCAAGGCGAATGGCCGAACGCACGACATCAATACCCAGAAGGGCCGCGACAACAAGAGGGCTCTGGATCAGGTCGCGGCGTCGGCGATTGGCCAGCGCGACGCCATGCTGAAAGCCAATGAC